GATAAAGTCGTGGCCACTCGCGTGGCTCAGAGAGCTCGAAAACTTAGGAGCGAACTAATGGAGTCAAGGTGGCTGCGATTCGCAGCGGGTGTTCGTTTTATAGAGCAACTTAAGGAACCGAAGATTCATCGTACGGAGCGGCAGAAGAAGATTGTGCGTCCCACCACATATTATGATGATGATGGTATGAGAGTTCAAGGTATCATTTTCCAGGATGGTGAGGAAGTAGAGAAGAAGGAGCGCTTAGATAAGATACGAATGGTCGTATTGGAGACGCGTGACTCTGGAAAGAATCCTATTCAAGCTATGAACGAGTATGTTGTGAAAATGACAAACAAGTCAGCAAAAAGTAGGAGTAAAGATAGAGGTGCTCGAGGTGTTGAAGTGGGTGATTCTCTAGGTGTTAAGCACACTATTAAATCTTTCTATAAGATGAGGTCAACAGGTCAGAGGATACTTTTCCAATGTTGTGCTCATTACTCAGTTCAGGAGGAATTTGTTAGTGAGGGCTTAGTGCCCCTGAACACTTTGACAGAGTGGAGTGGGTGGCATGAAACCAAGATATTGGCCAAGACAGATGCGTACCAGAGGGTGAGAGAAAAGATAGACTTCAACTATACGTGTGAGGATGAGATGGAGTTCGCTGAACTTATTCTTAAGTACTATGGTGATGACATGGATGCTTTAGCTGGCTTTCGTTATGTCGAGGATGTGAATGGAACAGATCATCCTATTGGAGTTATTTTTTCCTACCACGATAATTTCTATTGTTTCGGGGAGCCAGATCACATTCCTTCTGAGAGGAAGCGGCAGTGCTTTCGGAAGGCCGTAGAGTTGTTGCGTGAGAAATTTGGTGAAGAGCCGGTGCCTAGTCGTGCTCCATGGGATAGTAGAGCTGATAAGCCAGAGGGATCTGTTGAGTGGGATACCATGACGACAGAAGATATCAACGCTTTTCTGGAGCAAGCTATGCAAGTTCAAGGTGTAGACATGGGTGCATATGTCGCAGCTACGGGATCTGAAAGTTTTCGTTTGAAGTTGTTAGAAGACGGAGTGCTACTCTTCTCACAGATTATGGCTGCACGAGGAAATAATATTTCTATCATGTTGTCGGGCATAGGGTTTTTGAAAGCACAGGCTCACAATATAAATAGGTACATGCTTAAGAAGTGGACACCCGCTGATGTGGTTGAGTTGTTAGTTGAAGCAGCGAGTCCTCTGCTGGCAGATCCAGATGAGACTAAGGAACAGGTCCGCGAATTTTGTAAGAATTGTGGGCTGGATAATACAGCGCCCTCAGATGATGAGAACGCCATTACTGGCATTCTCAATTCGTTTGGGGGTTTTGTGAGTAACTTAGTAGGAGTTCAGAAGAGTGAAATGAAAGTAGAAGGTTTTTCCATGGCTGATGCAAAGAATGTGGTTGACGGAGTAGATGAAGCATTGCATAGTGAGACTTATCGCCGTATGATGCGCTTCTTTTCATATTTGATGGGCTGTGCGATGTATTGTACGTCTGGAGAGTTTACTCTTAGTCATTTTAGCATCTTGGATCAATGGGTTAAAAATTCTGTTTGGTCCAATGGGGCCAACTTGATGGGTGATTTTATCAAGTTGATCACATGGATGTGCGATAAGGGTTACCAGTGTTGGCAAGCGGGAACTCTAGAACCGTTATGGCATAGTTCAGAACGTTACGGGAAATTCTTCCAATCAGTTCAGGAGTTGCGATTACAAAAAGATTTCTTAGTTAATCCAGACCCTCAAGGGTTTACTATTCATGATTATGACTTCAGACTTAATGCAGCCATTGCTGAGTCGGAAATAATTATGCGTAGATGCATAAATATGGAGGAACATGAGAAATCAACGGTTCGCAAGATGCAGGAAGAATTGAGGAAGATTCGAATGGAACTCCGTGGGATTAAAGCAGCTTCTGCACCACGTAGGTGTCCTTTTGGTGTCTTGATTTATGGGCAGTCGAAGATTGGTAAGTCGACCATAGTGGATATGGTTGAGAATTACTATTCCCTATTGATGAAACTTCCCTTAAACCCGGAGTATAGGTTTGCAGTCAATCCAGACGCTAATTTTTGGGATGGTTATCAGTCTTGGATGTGGTCTATTGTTTTGGATGATGTTGCGAAAGTTAGTGTGAAGACTCAGGAAGACAAGTCTTTGGATGCAATCATTAACGTTATAAACAACATTTCATACATGCCTGATAAAGCTAAGCAGGAGGAGAAAGGTCTTTGTCCAGTTAAGGCTGAATTGGTTACAGCTACTACCAATACCAAGGATTTGAATGCGTGGTTGCGATTTTCTCACCCAGCGGCTGTTTTGCGTAGATTTAACATGGTAGTAACACCCACTGTTAAGAAGGAGTACGCTCAAGGTACATCCTTAGCAGATACTGTGAGGCATGATAATCCAGGAGAGTACCCGGATTGGTGGAATTGGACAGTGGAGACGATGGAGATTCGTGATGGAGCTTTATATTATAAAACACAATGTTCCGAAGCACCCTTGGGTGTATTTCTACGTACTATGAAGGAACTCGTTCTTAAACATAGAGCCGCACAGGATTCATTCATCAAATCGCGCTCGGCTATAGGTAAAGTGACTCTTTGCGAGAAATGTTTGATACCACACCAGTTCTGCATATGCGATTGTGGTACCGACCCATCTATATCTGAGAATAGTTCTGAGGGTGGTGATGACATCCCGCCAGAATTGACTCTGGCTGGACCCAAACCAAAGTCACGAATCTCTCTAGTGTGTGAGGGTTGTCATCTTCCACACAAATATTGCACATGTGTGGGGAATGATTGTCCAGCGCCTACACAACCTCGTGTCGTAGCTAGTGGGCCCTTACAGGGTTCAAGGTTTTCGTTACCACATGTAGCTTCGCGAGTTAGGAATTGGTTGGGTAAACCTGTACCACAGAGGAAGCATCAAGCTCTGGAAGAAGCTATAATTTCCGAGAGTATGGGGGAGCATTTGGAGGATATGGAAGGTATTTATGATATCGAGTTGGATGAGAGTGGCATGGAAGTTCAGGGTAATATTACAGCAATAGCTTCCAAGTTCCCTACTTGTTATACGCTAGCTGATGAAGCCAAGGGTGTCCTATTAGTTAAGTGGACACCCACTTTGCCTGTCATCCAATTAGTTACGACCGGCCTAGCGCTATATGGTTGTTACTCCTTGTATAGATGTAGTGTACCCCAATTGCGATTAGCATACTTGGACGTTCGCCGTAGATTTGATAGATTGACAAACACGGGCGACCTTATTAATAGGGTTATCACTGAAGCAGGTCAACGTGAGTCTTCTGATTTTATCCGGGCAGTAGGTGATGGTTACAACACGCTGACTTGGTGGAGAGCCTTGGGTGAGCGTGCTGGTCGTTCAGTTACAGTTCCCCGTGTGTTGATGGCTATATCTGCGATGTGTGCAGGGGGATTACTACTAGCAACCTTGGCCGGTGCTTTTACTAAGGAGAAGATGCATGTTGAAGGAGGTATGGGACCGCCAAAACCCCGTGAGTTCGAAAGACCTGATGTCTGGTATGCTACCGATTATACTACACAAAAAATTGAGGTTTCGAAGGAGTCAAGGTGTAGTTCTGGAGCCAATCAAGAGGGTGTCATGCAGAAGATAGGTAAGCAAACACTACGCTTGATGTGTAAATTTCACTGGGAGGGTGTTGATTATCAGTTTCCAGGACAGGGTTTAGGCATCTGTAGTCAGTATATCCTCACATCTGCGCATACTGTACCTATGAATGATGAGTTTACGATGGATATTTTTGATAGTAGGGAAGGCTGCACTTCAAACGTCAGAGACATCAAGATGAAGCAGAGCCAGGTATATAGGCACCCTATTAAGGATTTAGCAATTATCTACACTCCCAATTTTAGGCCTATGTGTGACTTGAGATCTTTTCTGGCACCCAAACCAGATGCTGAGGGGATGTATCCATCTGTGTACATGAGGCGTGAAGAAAGGGGAGATTTGAAGAGGATAACTATGCATAGTACCAAGATAGTGCGCGCAATACATCCAGCAGTGGATGGGATACGGGGATATCCCACCCTGTTCGAGCGGAGTGTGGATTTCTATTGGAGTGGGGCATATGGACACGATGACACCCGCGATGGTGATTGTGGGGCTCCTTTGATTATCCAAAGTGCTGAGGGTCCAGTGATAGGTGGTATTCACAATATTCGCGGTCCTTGCATGCATGATAGGGATAGAACATTTGGAGGCTTCGCAGCCGTGCTGGATAGAGGTACTATTGATGATATGATAGCCAAATGTGTTCAACAACGTTCGCCTATGCAGTGCGAGGGTTCATTTGATAGATGCCATGCAGTAGGTCCTTCTCTGGCCCCCATCAAACTGGAGGTTGGTAAGACTAGATTTGAATTGGGGGATTTGCATGCTAAAAGTCCAGTTAGGTGGATACAGGATGGTACGCTTGCTGTCTATGGATCGAAGTTGGGATTTCGTAGCTCATACAAATCACAAGTGGGATCAACTCTGTTTGCCGATTATTTCCGTAGTTTGGGGGTTGTTTGCGACAAAGTCAAGCCCGATTTAGGTTGGAGACCCTACTCGCGAGCATTGACAGATATGGTTCACGTGCCCGTCTGTGAGGATATAGATGTGGTTAATCTTTGTGCCGATAGTTTGGCTAATGATATTTTGGTGGGTTTGCCAGCATCGGAAAGAGAAGATTTCCACCCATACGATATGGATACGGCGATTAATGGGGCGGAAGGCGTAGCTTACGTCAATCCCATTAACTTTAACTCTAGCGCGGGTGTGCCCTGGTATCAGAGTAAACGTGACCATTTGGTCCAGTGTGGTGTGAATGACCATGGAGCACCCAAGTACACACTTGGGCCAGAGGCTATGGAGATGTACATGCATATGATGGCCAGATATGATGCTGGCGAACGTGCGTGTCCAATCTTCGGGGCAAAGCCTAAGGACGAGCCACTCTCTGAGAAGAAGGCCGCTGTTGGGGATACAAGAATATTTGAAGCTGGACCAATACATTTGACTATTGGTATGCGTCAATATTATCTCCCCATTATTCGTATGATTCAGAATAACAAGTTTCTGTTCGAATCTGGTCCTGGTACTGTCTGCCAGGCAGCTGAATGGGCGGAGATGTTTAGATATTTGGTTAAGCATGGTGCCGATAGGATATTGGCTGGAGACTATTCCAAATATGATAAGAGACAGGGTGCGCTCTGGATAACAGAGGCGTTTCGCGTTTTACTTATCATAGCTAAGGAGTTGGGTTATAGTGAGAAAGATTTGCAACGTATGCGTGGTATGGCTTATGATGTTGCTTATGCTTTCGCGGAGTTTGATGGGACTTTGGTACAGTTTTTGGGTACCAATCCATCGGGCCATTCTTTGACAGTCATTATCAATGGTCTGGTTGGAGCTCTCTATATGCGTTTTTGCTACTTTAAGTTGAATCCCGATTCGGAGGTTAAAACGTTTAAGCAAAATGTAGCGCTGATGACGTATGGTGATGATAACATTGCTGGAGTATCACCCTCAACGCCGTGGTTTAATCATACGGCTATAGTAGGAGAGCTGGCAAAGATTGGTGTCATTTATACCATGGCGGATAAGGAGGCTGTGAGTGTTCCCTATATCAACATTGCACAGGCTACATTTCTTAAGCGCTCGTTTGTCGAGGCTGAGTTTTTGTTCTTGGGTGAGAAAACGTATGTGGCTCCTCTTGAGATTAAATCTCTGTATAAGACAATGCTAGTGTGCACACACTCTAAGGTAGTGACTATTGAGGCGCAGAGTGCGGATATGTTGCGCGCCATCCATATGGAGTTCTTTTTCCACGGGAGTGCGGTGTTTGCTCATTGGGATGCACATATAAGAAATGTTCTGGACATCTACAAATTGAATAATTATGTAGGTGTTCTCCCTACTTGGGATGATTATGTGCGGAGGTGGCAGAAGGCTTCCTTCGCACTTTATCCCAATCTTGTGCAGGAATAGGGCTAAAAGCGCCATGAGGGGCGCTATATAAATGCACCACGGCTAGAGTATGCATAGTCGAGAACCAAATGCACCATGCAGTGTAGTTACCAGCAAATACTATTTACTGATCATATAAAGTTTTGTGAGGGACACTGTGTGAGACTGACCTTAGGGTCGTCCCTATTTAGGGGCTTTGGGTCGCTTGTTACGATCTAGGAGGAGAGATTTGAGTTAAGGCTCTTCCGAAATGTTTGACTTGCTGATTTGTTAAGATTTCAAGATGCGGAGGAGGGGGAGAAAGTTTCTGAGCCCCCGGTGCGAGATGGGACCTATGATGATGGTTGTGATCTCTCAAAGATAGGACTGGATCAGTTCTTTGACAGGTGGGTTCAGATACACCAGATCAATTGGAATGAGGGTTCTACTTTGTACAATGTTTTCAATCCTTGGACAGATTATTTGACGAACTCTACAATCTACTCAAAGTTGCGAGGTTACTCGCGTCTGCATTGTAGATTGCAGTTGAAGTTTGTGGTCAATGGTTCCCCCTTTCAGTTTGGTATGTTGATGGGATCCTACAGGCCACTTAGTTCGTCATCAAAGAATGTGATTACTGAGGGAGTTACACAGTATCATTACGGAGGTGGAAATCTGGATTCAACCTATATGCAGGCTTGCCAGTCGGGGGCTATGGCGAGATCCTGTAGGATGCATGTGTATATGTACCCACAGAATAATCTTGGGGCTGAGATGACGCTACCTATGATGCAGTATGGATCGTGGATATACCCTATATCATACACACCAGTTGCTGCTGGACCGACTGCGCCATATCCTTTTTTGGATGAGATGGGAGAGTTTACTCTAGAATCATTAGCTGCCCTACAGGTGGCTGGGACTGCTACGGGTTTACCTGTAGTTATAACTGTTTTCGCTCGTGCTATAGATATGGAGTTGAGTGGAGCTAGTATGATTGTGCAGAGTTCTGCTCATGTGGTTTCTGATACAGCTGACAGGGTTAATAAGACAGCTAGTGGGTTGGAGGATTTACCTCTAATAGGACCCTATATGCGGCCTGTCGAGATAGCATCCCGGTATGCTGGTGATGTGGCAAAATTTTTGGGTTTGCATACATTACCTGTGAGAGACACACCTGCGTTGAGGCAACACACAATACCAGGGCTTGCCAACCCAGGTGTGTGTGCTCATATGGACAAGCTGACGTTGGATCCGGACAATCAACTGACGCTTGATTCTCGTACAGTGGGGCTTGACGGTACCGATGATATGTCAATATCGCATATTATCAAGAGGCAAACTTATCTGACGTCTACAGTCTGGTCATGCTCCTCTTCTGCAGGAACCTCGCTATTTTGTATTTATGCCATACCTGATCTGTGGTATAGTACAACTAAGCTAGGTAGATCTGGTGCACATTCTTATTACGCGTTCACAGCACCGCCAATGGGTTATGTGGGTAGTGCCTTCCAGTTTTGGAGAGGCTCCCTTAAGTTCACGTTTCGTGTTGTAGCGCCACTCATGAATAGAGGCAGACTAAAGATCACTTTTGATCCGGCTTTTTATGCTGGTACAGGTACAGCGGAGGGTGTGTTACATACGGAGATCATTGACTTGTCCAAGGATTCGGAAGTGACAATAGTGGCTCCCTACATGAGTTTTCTACCATGGTTGTATACCAATACGTCACAGTTTCTCAATGGCGGCTCTGCACCATGGGCGGCAAATACTGCTGGTTTGGCTGGTTTGTCTAATGGTCAAGCGGGGTGTAATGGCTTGATACAGGTCACAGTGCTTAATCATTTGGTTGGTCCTGACATTACACAGGCTGCGCAAATTCATGTGTTTGTGGAACCCGGGGAGGATTTTGAATTTGCGGGACCGCAGTCCATCCCAATAGCTGTGCGTGGTAGTAATACAGTTGAAACTAGTTTATCAGACCTGTATACTGTGCAATCATCAATGCAGCTGCTGGATGACAAGCGAGAGACCACCCTGACCATTAAGAGTAAGTATGCTCCACAAAAAGCTCTCCATACGGTATGTATGGGAGAGAGAGTAGAGTCTGTGCGTGCTTTGTGTAGGCGATTCTTTCCCAGTTTTCCCATCACATGGAACCCTGGAGCTTCAGATGGGGGAGTTCTGGTTACTATGGGTTTTGGTCGATTTCCTCCTTATAGAGGTACATCTGGTGGTACTACATATGGTTCTAGGAATGGATGTGTCTCAGTTGACACTAATGGCACAGGGTACAATTTTGTTCCTCATTCCTTCCTGCATTGGTTTTCTGCTTGTTATGTAGGGTGGAGGGGTTCAATCAATTGGAAGGTGGTCCAGTTACCTGGGGCCACTAGTGTGCAGCCCATGCAAATGACGCTGAGTAGAGGGCAATTTAAGCAACAACCTGCTTTCATTAGCATAAATGGGAAATCTTTCTCTTCGATGGCTAGTTTGCAACTCTCCAAACCCTCTGGTATGGATGGGATGACAGCTAGTGATGGGGTTATACAGCCATGCACTGATGCGGCTTTCCCTATGTATCAGAATTATAGGATGATGCCTTGTAATCCCATTTACAATACTCCCTACGCCATCAATGATCCATATGCTGAGGATAGATATGGTCAGGACACAGATGTGGTTTTTGTGGTTGGTGATGGTTCCATAACATCTACCACTCAGAATTATGACTACAATGTTCGTACCTATGCTGCTGCAGGGGATGACTTTTCATTGTTCCATTTCCTCAATCCTCCGACGCTTTATGTTGCCAGCTCCTTAAGTGTCCCTCCGAGTACTACGAATTAGTGCTCTCAAATCCTAATCCCACGGCGGTTAGGTGTCCCTCC